AATTGCTGCAAACCCATTAGCGTAGGCTGAAGGATAGACATCGAATTTTTGTCTGGCCAAGGACTTAGCTCTCGACCAGAGTTCGGGGTTGGTAGGTTCATTCTTCTCTACCAACAGACCTTCTCTTAAATTAGAAAAGGTATTTAATGATTCTGATTTTACCATTACTGGTGCGCCTCCTTTGCCAGCTCGATCTGCAACCGGATCTTCTCTTCTCTTTCTTCTTACTGCAGCTGCCCTATCATCCTTCGACATAGAACGGGCCTTGGCAAGTGGAAGACACTTGGGCTTCCCCTCCCCGGGCTCTCTTGCACAGTCACCTTTTATATTACCCTTGGTATCCATTCTCACCCAATTACCTTCGGGGTGAGTTTTACTGAACCAATTTCTTAAATTTTCCAGTACCATTAAGCAAGACCACTAAGTAGGGTTTTCACTTACTGCCCCTGTAATGTGCAAGCCTCTTTTGTTCAATAGAGCGCATCCTAGGTACCATTCTGGTAGCAATACTTGCCTGAATGCTTTTCATACCTTTAACTTGCATTTCAATTCTATCTTTTTCAGAGGCAGAAAGAGCAGACTTATCCCTACCTCTTAATAATCTTTGATAAATTGCTCGACGAGCGGCTAGTTGAGCGCGCTTCTGTAGTATCTGGGGCGTTGAAGCTCTTCTTAACTTCATACCCTTGGCGACGTTTCTTCTGCTCTTACCTCTTGCAAAACCCTGACGTCTTTTAAGTCTTGAGGTTGCAGATATCTTTTCATCTAATTGCTCAGTCTCTTCTTCAATTAAATCTTCTTCTGAGTATAGATCAACAATATCTTCCCACTTAAGACTATCAACCATTTCGTTAATATCGTCTTCACTAATCTCTTCTTTCTTCTCTGCTATAAAGTCTGCAAAAGAAGTAACAACAGATTCTTGTTTACGTGATACTTTTTTAGACTCATCCATACCATTATAGTCTGCAGCAGGCAGATGGGCGTAAGGCATGTCTCCTAAATTAGAATCATCATCACCAAACAGTTTACTCATTGTTACCACATGGCTGGTCATATACTCTTGGTGTTCATTTAAAACACCTAGTGACTGCAATGCATCATGGGTACGTGACATATGATACGTAAAATCATGTATCATCATTGGAGTGGCTTTTTTGGCGGCTACCGCCTGCTTTTCCACACCCAAATATGCATCAGTAGATTCTAATGCTGTCTTTAATAATTCGTGCTGTATATTTAAATCGTTTATCATTTTAGTATTGACCTTAACATCCATGCATGTTTTTCGTGAGCCTGTATTCTATCTTGAAGAAAATTAGAAATTCCTACTTCACCTGTTGATTCAGCAGTTCTATAAGCCGTTAAAAGAGATGCTCTTAAAATATTATTTTCCTGAAGTAACCTGGACATCATAGTCATTCCATCTGGAATATCATCTGTTTCTTCTATGGAAGTTAACTCTTTTAATCTTGTAAGTGTACCTGGTGCATAAGAATCTAAAGTTCTAATTAATTCGGCGAGTGTATCTATTGATGCAAAAACTTCTTGATAAAGATTCTGAAGGAAGTCATGGTATTGAGGAAAGTTAGGACCTTCAACATTCCAATGATAGTAATGTGCCTTTAGGTAAAAAGTAAATGCATCCGCATGCACTTTTTTTAATTCATCTATTAACATTATAACCCTGTGTATTGTCTAAACTGCATATTACGGAGGGTAGAAGGCTTGGAGGCAATACCTGCTGCAACATCTTGAACAGCTTTTGAAGATGTGTTATGACCAGTAAGTTCTCCGATATGCTCGCCTGCCCTAGCAGTCTCAATTAGTTTTTTAAATTCTTTATATGCACTGGGACATATATCTAGGTTTTTAGTCTGTATACCATCGAACTCTAGTTGATCTTGATCAACAGCCTCAAATAATGCCCGCTTTTGATTGGCAGTCATTAATAGAAATGGTAATCTGGTTGCTTCTAATTGCATAGGTTCTACCTCTACGGACTCTTTAACTTTGTTATCTGGTACAACCTTGTAAGAGCCACCTGTACCATATTTTGCTGGAATAAAAACTGTCTTTTTAGGACCTGACTGAGCGCTTACTTTAACTCTCTTCATCATAGACTGAAACTTTTCACCGTAGTCGGCTTCTTTGGCTTCAGCCTTAACTTTACTTTCCCCAGGGGTAATGCGCTTCATCTCTTTAGTTCCTTCTGGGGTACCCCATTCGTATTTAGAAATCTTTACTTCACCTTGTGAACCAGGTGCTACTGCCTCTTGAATACCCATGTGTTGTCTTACATCGTGATACAAAGCATCTTTGTGTTCTGGTTTCATCGTGGAAGGTAAAGCGGCATGAAATTTCTTCTTTCTACCTGCCGCCGCATGCTCGCGCATCTTAGTACCAGATATACCAGAAGTACCTTCTGCATCAGGATCTCTCTCGCCCGATGAATGTACTTTAATAGATTTAAATTTATAGTTACCGTGCGCGCTCTTTACGCCGTTATACTTATGCAGTAATTTGTGATACTCTTCTACCCTATCAGAACCAGCAACCACATGTAAGTGCTTAACACCTTGTCTTGCCATTTCAGCGGCATGATGTAAAATGGTAGGGTGCTCTTTAGAGGCCGCTTCAATATTGGTACCCGGAAATGCATGTTGTGCATGCTTTACTTTAACATCAACCGGTAGCGGATTCTTACCATCCTTGGTACCGCTTGTATGAGATAGGACTACCTTATGAACTGCATTGTGTTCTTTAGCGACTTCACGTACTTTATTAATAACCTGCTCATGCCCAGTAGTGGGTGGATTCATACGGCCATACGCAAGTACACCGTGCTTTTCCGGTGCTTCTGTTAGGTAGTCTATAAAGTCCATGTGTATTTAATTAGTTAACCGTTTATTTATCTTTCTTTTTACCTAGTGACATATTGATTCTCCAATGGGCCAATTGCTTTTCTCTAGGTGTTGCAGAACTAGAAGATCTAACTTTCTTCAATTGAGTAATAGATTTACCCTTAAGACCGTGCCTGGCCATATCGCCCTTGTCCTGAGGGTTACGGCCATCTTGAAAATTCTCTCTAATTTCTTTAAATGTTTTCATACTGATGTTATAGTAGTAATTACTGAGGGCACTGCAGGTCCTATTAAATGACCATTAGATTCTAATTTTATATTTCGGTTTAAAGACCCCCATCTTAGAGCGACTTTATCTCCCGAGTTCATAGGTACTATGAAGTTCCAGGCAGCAACCACGTATGGGTTACTAGATGTACAATGTACAACAGTATTGGTATTTGCCTGATCGACCCCGTTCTTATTCAACCATATTTCGACATGATCACCAGAACCCCCACCACCAGTATAATGTAGTTGAAATGAAAATTGTAAGTTATAAACACCAGAATGTGATGCAATTATGTTTGCGCCATCAGTTGTAAAACCATCTTGTATGTCAACTGTACCAATTCGGACAAAATACGGGGTACTAGTAGCATTAGCGACCTGGGTTGTCATATCATAATATGAACCATGATATCTGGTTCCCAGTAAGTTAGTTACATTACTTACTTCCCATTTAGCATTTGCTGAATTAAATGTTAAGACATCTTCGTTACTAGGTGTTTTAACTATGTTATAATTAGTATCACCTAGATCATATAACCAATAAGAACCACCACCGGGGCCGGTCAAGGAAATCTTACTTACCCAATCTTCAAGAAATTTAATTTTCTTTCTTAAATCCAAAACACTTCTAGAAGAAAGATCGGCATCTGGTTGTTGATATGAATTTTCTTCTAGCTTTACTTCTTTTGAAATATGAGTAGCCGCTCTCTCAATTAAGGATTCAGTTACTGGAGCCTTTTCTTGGGGCTGGGCTTGAACCAGCTCTTCTTTAGTTTCTTCTAATAGGGTTTCTAATTCCTCTAGCGATGGCGGTATTGGAAATGTTACTGAAGGTGTTACTTTAATACTATCAGACGCATTAGCAAGGTCACTAAATATATTTTCTTTTATAGACAACGCTACCTGCTGCTTTAACAAATTATAGCGCTCTACTTCCTCAACCAAAGCAGGATCAATGGGCTCGTTCATAGCTTTAGCCCACTTTACCAAAATCTGCTTTTCTTTAATACTTTTCATTGATTTTTAGTTGCCTTGCCTGTATAATCCATAAGTGGGCGGTTGAGAATTACCTTGGTCTAGCGGCAAAATTTGCTCTACTAAACTCTGCTCTATCCACGAACTTAGTCGGTCTGTTATTTCTGATAACGACAAAGCCTTCAGGTTTAGCTGGCTTACCACCGGTGATCTTAGTAGATCCTGGTTCAGGTATCGAATGTTCAAACTTAGGTTTAGCAGACAACGAATGAACTAATTGGTCTTTGGCCGCCTGTAAATGATGATGCATATCTAGAATCTTCTGAAACTTATCAGAATGTTTATTTACATGGGCTAGGTCTTCTTGCATCTTATCGGTCTTAGTACCTACAGCCTTAGCCGTCTTTACCTTAGCAATATCTTTAAGATGACGGTCTCTTAGGTGTTCGCTGTAGCCCTGAACCGATGGCTTAGTACCATCTCTTACGGTCTTATTAATATAGGTTTTCAAATGTTCTTGATGACCTTCAATTGCACCGTAATGTTTTTTATCGGTACTGTTAAAGGCTTGTTTAGCCTGTGTCATATGATGTTCATATGTATGTGACTGATTTGTATTAAGATCGGCCTTATGAACATCGTCAACAGTACTTATAACATGAACATCAGGATGCTTTGGAAAGTGAGAAAGATCGGCACCGTATTGTGCTTTCATTCCCGCCAAAGTATTACCTTCATAGGCTGTATGAACGGCAACTCCAAACTTAGAACTTGCAATCTTCTTACCTTCTGCCGAACTATGAGAGGTTGAGTACGTAAGAGTATTTGGCTTGAAGTGAAACTTACCACCTTCGTTAACAACGTCACCATGAGGATTATCTTTAGACTTCATACCTGAATGCATTACATCACCTTGATAGACCCCTGTATTAGGTGTTACTTTAGGTAGATGTTCTAATGCCTGTTTTAACTTCTGAACCAGACCTGGTGCATGACCGTGATTCTTCTCGATGTCTTCTGGTGTATAGTTTAACTTAGGATCTTTATTAAACACCGATTTAGATGCAACAAAAAAAGCACCTGTTTCTGGATGATGACCAAATACGATAGAAGGTGAACCATCGTACTTTGTAGCAATCTTAGT